CATGCTCTGTTTCAATCGTAAGAAACTCGGAAATAACATATATGGCAGCCTGCAAGGAATTAACTTCATCATTTGGGAAAACAGCTCCCTCTAAGGAGCGAAAGATATTTCCTCCTTGAACTGATTGGCGGTCAATGACCCCTTTATCTGATAAAAACTCAAATAATCTATTCTGATATTCATAAACGTCTTCAGTGGAAGTAGTCTTCGGAAATGTTACCACCTTCATCTTGTCCGGCATCACAGCAATATCAATCTTGGTATGATCCATAATGAGCAAAGACCCGTCTAGGCCTTTCCGAGCATAAAGCTCTATCGTAGCCTGAGGTCCTCCGATCTTAATCTTAATCATTGGAGAACAACTCCTGTGTTAGCTCTTGAGTCAATAATATTTTATTAAGATCTCCTTCAGTAAAGTCGCGCTTTCGGAACCCTTCAAGGTAGCAGACTGTTTCCTCAGTCTTACGAAGTATGGCTTCTGGGTGCTTAGTAGTCGCCGCTTTGTTCAGGAGTGCCGTTAGTCTAGACAGCTCCTCATTTAGGTACAGTCTTAATTCAAATCCATCGTCGGCAAAACTTGTAATATAGTGATTTAAAAATTCCTTTTGTTCCGCTAGCAACCCGTTGTATTTACTATTAAACTTCTTAATAAATGAATTATAAGCTAGATTGTCTAAGGCCCGGAGATCTCCCGATGAGTTATCCGAGCTCCGTTTCGAGCTCATACTATCAATGAGAGATTGTTCAAAAAGTACCTTCTTCTTTACTGGTGTTGAAATATTAAATATTGAGTTAATCGATGCCAAAGACTTAAAGTTAGGAACGAAAGTCCCCCACACCTCCTTAGATATTCCTTTATTCACTGCAGCTATTAATTTAGATTGAGCAGTAAACAACTCTTTCTCATTTAATCGCCCATGGGCGGCCTTTGTTTCGATTAATAGCCTCTCGGCTATTTTAAGGTCAATGTTTTTAGTTTCTAAAATGGCCTGATATAGGCGTAGCTCCTGTCCTAAAATTGTCCGGGAGCTGAAATGTTCTTTCAAGATTTTAATAATCTTATCTTTTCGCAAAGCATTTTGATCCACGATCGCTTTAGTCAGTTCTCGTGTAAGAACCTCATAAGCAAATGCCGTGTTTCGCTTTTTGTTATGTTTCATCCTTTTGTGCCTCTTTTGCTTCTAGCTGTTCTACGAGCTTACGAACTTGGTTAGTACTTTCTACTAAACGACTTTCGTTATTATAAATAGGTTCTTTTTTCTCTTCAATGCCGAGCATTGATTTTAATTCCAGATTTCCAATTGCTAAATCACTAGGACGCATGCGGCCCGGGTTTCGTGCGCGTGAAGTACTCAAAGTGGGCACCTCTGGTGTGGCGGCGCTCCAGGTTTCGCGACGCGTACGGCCGGTGGACTTGCGCTGATCGGCAGCTTTCTTACGGTAGGAACCCTTTTCATATTTTCGTTCTGGGCCTCCTTCTTCTAAGTCTTCTCGGCGCGCGGGGGCTGTAAGAAGCGCGGATTCTTCGCCGCCCTCTTCGCCGCCAAGGTCACCACCAAGGTCGCCGCCCTCTTCGCCACCAAGGTCGCCTAGAGCATCGTCGCCTCCGCCCAAGTCGCCTAGAGCATCGCCGCCGCCCAAGTCGCCTAGGCCGCCATCAGCACCTTCGGCATCACCGACGACTGCTTCAAGCGATTGTTGCAACTTACGATCAAAGAATGTCTCTCTGTTGTTGCGTAAGATCTCTTCATCCGAGAGGCCTAAGATATTTTGCCCCACCCATCGTTTACTATAGGTCCCTTCCGGCACAGCATTGGCAACATCAAATTTGGTGCGCAAATACTCTAACTGTTGCAGTTCGGCTAGGCGAGAAGGGTTGTTAAGCTTTATATCAAACCCAATTAAGTCGTCGCCCCTAAATCCTAAAGTATAGAGGTGGACTACTGAGATCTTTTCCAGTTCAGAAATGATGGAACGCTGGAGTCTCTGGATGGTACGAGCAAATCGAATGTCCTTTTGGGCTAGTGTGGTCTTGTCTTCACTGTCGCCTTCAAGGTTTGTCAAGTATGATTGCGGAATCTTAATCGCTGCAAACATCTTGTCGCGGAGGTATTTAACATCCTCGATGTCGTCCAGAGACTTCGCCCCCGGAAGGGATGTAATATCCGAACCAACGCCGCCGCGCATTGGGATAAAGTAATCTTCTTCTAGAGATAACGGATTGTATCGAAGATCGACTCGGCCAGTATTTGCATCAACCAAAGAGTTTCTCTTCATCTCGCTCTTCACTTTTTCCATATATTGTGGGATGTCTTGAGGAGGAATGTTGCCAACGTCAATCTTAAATACACGGCGCTCGGGCGCGCGGACGACGCGATAAGCAATCATGGCGTCCTCCAGCAATGTAAGCTGGCGCCAAATCCTGCGAGCAGGGTCTAAAATAGAAGTTCCATAGGGGGCATGCTTGTCATTACCTAAGATGCGAAAATGAGCTACCTGCCAGTTTTCGAAGGTCATGCCACCACCATTCCACTGGTACTGGACGTAATTAGGGTTTGTAGGGTCTTGTCCCTCTAATCTTTCCACCTCCGAATTAGGAAGGCCGATTACGGATGTGACTCCAAGCTTGTCGTCGACATCTAAATAAAGAAAGAAGTCGCCATACTTAACCATTGAGCGGGACCAGCCAAACATATTGAACTCTACGTTAAGGGCGTCATAAAATAAGGTCTCTAAGATGGTTTTGATTTCAAGGTTTCTACATGAAATATTCAAGAGCTTATCATACTCATTAGAAGTTGTCATCTCGTCGGCGTAAATATCAAGAGCCGAGGCAATCTCTGGCATATATTCCATCTGCTCGAAGTCAACATAACGTTCAGCACGATTTTGACTTCGGAAGGCTGCCGTAGTCATCATGTTAAAGTTCTGAGAGAAGTTGTTGTCGGCGCGCTTGAACTCCTGTCCACTCATAGAGCGGAAACGATAACGATATTTATCTAAATCGCCGCGGCGCTCTTGTCTGGCAACCTGTGCCTTGTAATTGACAATAGGGCCAGAGAGAATTCGTGTCAGCCGCTTGAACAGTGGTGATGCTGGATTCCTTGTGTTTTTTTCGTTTCGACGTGCCATATGTTTTTTTAACCCTTAATCAATGCAAAGTATTGCTCATTAAATTTTTCAGCTTCTTGGGATATCTGCGAGTCTTTAGTCGCCCGGTGCCCAATCATTCCCGGAATGGTGGTGGCTATGGAAGTTTTGGAAGTAGATATAGAGGATAGCGAGTGTTTATTATATTCTATATTTTCTTGACTTTGCACAATTACCGTATCCCTTACCCAACAACCAATCGCAAACGACATGACGAGGTCGTCATTATAACTTCTCATCGCCTGGGGTCTTCCCGCGTGCCAAATAAATGTTTTCATTTCGGAAAGCAAACGATTAGAGTTAATCTTAATTAGTTTGTTTCTCATAAACTCTTCCATCTTCGCAACGATCAAAGGTCGTGTTTTTGAAGACGTAGTAAAACCCGGAAGCACATTGGATTGCCATTGGGCTGTTATTGGGTCGACGTATTGGTGATCTCCTTTAGTTGAATAATATATATTAGGATAGCTTTTATCTTGCAGTTTTTTAAGTACTGCGTATCCAATATTGTTGTTTTCTATAACCAGCATGGGGTTTCCGTACTCGCCGGCGACATTGTATAAAATATCTGCAAACGAATCTGGGTTGGGTTTGCCAACATATTCAGCGACCACCTCCATCGTTTCTAGTTCAAATACATGAAAGGCGCTGTTATCTTTGCCATCACCCCTGGCAACATCGGCGACAATTAGATGCGGCTTTGTAGCATCATATTTTTTCCAGATCCAGTAGTTTCTATCAAACCCGGTTCGATATTTGGGAGCGCAAGTTTTCTCTAGATACCACTGGATGTCATCAGGGTGAATGACCGTCTCGCCAGAAACATTAAAATTACACTCAAGTTCTTGGGCAACTTGACGCTTAGACATATTCTTGGTTTCTTTTTCAAACCAGGCCTTGTTCCGATCAGGATGAACATCCCACATTAAAGTGGTCATATGAAAATCGTTAGTACCAGATTCGGCTTCAACGCAGTTCTGGTGGAACCAGTTACCGACGCCATTGGGAGTAGATAGGGCGATACAGCGGCCGCCGGTAGATAGGGTGGGATATAGGGCAGTCCAGAGGTCCCCCAGTTTTTCAACGTGGGCGGCCTCATCAATCACGAGCAGAGACAGTGCTTCGGAGCGGCCAGCGTCACCGGAGGTCGAGGAGCCCTTGATCTGAGAGCCATTGGAAAGCTCGAAAGATGTTCTATTGTCGACGGTGATTGAGGCAATCTGCATCCACTCCGGCAGATGCTTAATCAAGGCCTTCACTTTTTTAACAAGGTTGGTAGCTGTCTGTAGCTTGGTGGCTACGACTAAAATATTTTTATCCCGATGAAACATCATCAGCCACGCGACGTAAGAGGCTGTAATGGTAGAAATTCCTAGCTGGCGCGCTTTAAGAATTATGTTAAAACGATAATCAGTAAAGTCTTTTAACAGATCTTTCTGGTAGTCATAGGCCTTGAAAGGAATTGTACCCTTTTGCGGGTGGGATATGCGACCGTAATTTATGGTAAAATACACGGGATCTTTTCCCGCCTTAACGATCTCTCTTAGAATCTCTTTCTTAGTTAGGGCATTCCCCATAACATTTGTTATTTGCCTTTGCGAGTGTCGTTCGATGGGCGCTTATTCTTGGGGCCCTGCGCGAGCCACTTCTTGACTGCGTCATCTAGGCGTTCTTTACTGTCACCGGGCTCGACCGTGTCGACATCCTTAAGACCACCGATTCTATAATAGCAGTGAGCCTGACAATCTGTACGATAGTTAGACATTCTTTGAACCAGGATGTCATGGTCGCCCTCTTGTGTAAGAGTCAGAGTGTCACCGGTGATGGCCTTGTATTCTTTCTTAAGGAACTTAACAATGTCCTTAAGCTTTGTAATGATATCATTTTCAAATCTTGCATCTTTAACATCTTTGATAAGCACTTCCGCTTGATAATTAATTCGAAGCAGAGGGCCGGAGATTGTCACCTTAAACCCATCCATAACACGACGGTCATTAATATAGTGGCCGTCTTCTCGGCTTAACCCGACGGTTCGAGCCTTACCATCAGCGGACAGGGATTCCTCATGAGCCCCGTCATAAGCATTTGCGGCCGCTTGGTTGATTCCTTTAATAATATCGTATACTGTTGCCATGTTATTCTTCCTTGTTGGGCCTCCACCCTGTTGCCCATCTTTCTTCTCGGTCCTCGATATATTGTATATAGCAAGCTAAACACGCGGCAAACTTATTCATATACAAATCATCTTTAGGACGAAAAGAATATTTAGAACAAACAGGACACGTCCTATTGTGGTCTCTATTAAGTAGTTTTTTGTTTATTAAAAATCCGTCTTCTTCTACTTTGTTCTGTGTCTCGGATAATTTGGCGAACTTCTGTCGCTCTTCTATGGACTGTTGAAGGTATTCTTTTTCTTTGTCCTCGTCCCAAAAGCGGCGAGGATTATTAATTGTCTCTTCACCATATTTTTGTGAAATGGCGTTTTCTAATTTAGCGATGTATTGTTGTTTATCTTTGGGATTGTTCATTTGCTATGGGAGCTGCTCAAAGTAAGTTGATGGATTAAAATAAACAATCTTTGACGTCGGAATGCAATATCCCACCTGTCGTACGATTGCTTTAGATGCCGTGGGCTTGTCCACCGACGCGTAGCCTGTCGCGTCCCCCATCCACACTTGCCGGCCGGCAACGAAGGATCCTTCAAGATATGAATCCATGTGGTAAAACCCTCGGATGAGCATGCCATGCACATTTGCTTTTGCCCCTAATGCTATAGCCAACATCTGATAGCTCCCCGACTCTTGAACATCTGCATCGGTCTGTTTCCACTCCGAGGACCCCGTATGAAGATAATAGAGTTTTCCTTTAGTTGTGAGGCCTGTGCCAAAAGTAACTGATTCTCCACCTCCGGTGTCCGCATCCAGCCACGCGACGTTAGAGTGGTTTACGTCTAGGTGGACCTTTGGGGGATTTGCTGCGCCGGCGCCGATACCTAGCCCGTCATGATCGCCACTGACCCAAACCAAGTCATCAGATCCCGAAAATGATCCGCTCACATTAATTTGTACCGACCCTGTGGGGGAGCCTGGGGCTGTGCCGGTCTTGTCCTTATATTCGTTAATAAAAGATAGAAGCCGCGACCGGCTCTTTGCTTCTGGAATTATTCTTTCTGCCATTATACTATTTAACTATCTCTGTTGACAATGCAAAGATCCCCAACGAAGTAAGTGTTCCAATTCCAAAGCCGAGCGCCACCAGAAAGGGGCCTTGCCCGGGCTTCTGCTTCAAAACCAGCTCCGTTAGGCGATCGTTTTCAGCGACCTTAAGAATCATCATGGACTCATACTTATCTTTCCAGGAAGCAATTTCAATATCTTTATAGTCAAGCTGTAGTTGAAATCTTTCTTCTTGAATGTGGAGTTCGTATCCAATGCGCAAGTCACACTCAGCGTCTTCGAACTTCTTCTCGGTTATAATCTTTGCCGCGGCATCCAGAGACAATAGGACCCCATCAAAGGGGGCGACGGTTCCAGCTTCAATGGGAAGCACCACGTAATCCGGAAACTCCGTCTCCGGCTCTTCTGCGGCAACTGTGGTCGGCGCCCCGACGAGGAAAACAACCAGGTAAATTGCTAGTATTTTTTTAACCATTTTTTAATCCAAAGGCTTCTGCTATTTCTTTCGCAAGCCTCTCAGGATCATTATATCCTTCATCTACCAGTCTTTTAAGCTCTGCTTCCTTTTCTTTATCGAGGGATTCACCTTTGCTTTTGAACTCTTCTTCTAATTCAGCGCGACGTTTGAGATGTTCTTGCAGTCGCAAATTCTTTTCGGCCACCTCTGTATTGTGAATATGAGATAGTGTTTCCATCTCTTGGTCGTGTTGGTCTCTTTTTGAC